TTGATCTGTAGCTTCATAAGTGGCCTCTGTATAGAAGCTTGTATCATTGATAATTTTGGTTGTCATCGCAGTTGAGCTTGTTTGATAGGCGGCGATCATTACATAATTAGAACCAGTGTCGCCATTCAATCTCAATTGATAATAGTAATCTCCAGTGCAAACTGTGTCCTTTTGAAAAATAACCAAATCTTTGTAGCCTGTGGTTGTGATGTTCACCGTGGTTGAAGTGCCGCTAAGATTGCCAGTTGCGAGTGAAGTCCATCCGCCAGCCGTCGCCCATGTTAAGCCAGTTGCAGTGGATGAATCGGCAGTCAAAATTTGGCCGTTTGTTCCAACCGCTAAACGAGCTGGAGTATCTGGAGCCGTCGCTGAAATAAGATCGCCCTTGGCGTCGAGAATTGTTAGCGGATCAACTACTACCCATGAGAAATCTAGGTCGGTTCCTGACGCCTTGGCTAAGACTTGACCAGTAGTTCCGCCCTTGAGATCGACTAGAGCGGTATCAATATCTTGACCAAGTGCGGCAATAGCGGTAGCGCCATCCTTTACCAGGTCTGTGGACTGGGGTATATCCCATCCAAAGTTAGTGGTTGTTGTTGCCATTACGCTACTACTCCGATCGCTGTTAGCCAGGTTAGGGCTGGGTTAAGTGTATTCCATGTTTCTGCCGCGTTTACTTGTTCCCATTTTACCGCAACTTGAGAGAAGTTCACAGGAGAAGCGTTGAAAGTCACGGTGAGATTATTTAGGCTTGCTCGGAACGTCCAACCCTCGATGTAGCCCTGGAATGATCCACCAGTAATGTTTGGGGGTAGGTTCTGGATCCAGACTGGCTGGCCTAAGAAGATGTTAATAAGCGCGTCTCGGTCTGAGTCATCGATCTCGGGATTGCCTAGAACAAAAGTAATGCTTTGAAACTTAGGGTAAGGGTTGGCTCTCAGCTCAATGTATCGATCGGCCAAGGCCTCAGCATCCACAGTATTCTTAATGCGTGAAGTGTAGTTTTCCGCATAAACTCCGTAATTGAGTTGGCTTACCAAATCTGTCGCGGTATAGGTCTGATTGGCATTATTGTCGTAATTGATTGTAAATGAGTTGCGAAGATCACCAGCGCGAGTAGTTGCAGATAAACCAATGCCGTTGGCATGGTTAGCGTCTAATGTCGTATACCCATTAGCGGATAGATAATTTTGACGATGCGTCTGATCGGCATAACCGATATTCCCGTTTGGATCTTCATAAATAACGCCAAAGGCTGAATTAGCAATATCAGTGACCAATGAATAAAGGTCGGTATTACTGGATGATCGTGAAATCATGTCATAATCGCCCGGTTGATCGATTTCGCCTAATCCTATATTGACTGCATTTGCCCAAGTTTCTGTGGGGTTATACGCCGCCCAAGTTTCTGCTGCTGGCACATCATTCCATGACCCCAAAAGGTAGCCTGATAAAAGGGTGTAAATCTGATCTCCGTCTTTATCTTGAGACAGTACTCCAGCATCGATGATCTTAGGAAGTTTGGATAGCGCTCCCAAGGCAGTAATACTTGCGACGGTTGTATAACCGACATCTCCAGCGCTATTAACGGTGATTGTAAAGTCTGAAATAAGTCCACCGAATATAGGGATGTAAGTCCCAACTGAGTTCGTGACCTCAATAGTTAGGCCAGTTCCGACTGTGAAATCGTAACTAGAGTTATTAAAATTTATTAACTGCAACTGGCAATATCCGGCAACGGGTTGTTGGTAAATGTCCGTACGTCCTGAAGTGATCGTAAGGTCAGCGATTGTAACCTCGGTAAGTTCTACGCCTTCTATAAGGACTTTGTAACTAGGCGTATATGCGGTCATGGGATAACTAATGCCCCAGCGCCTAATGTGCCTCTGGCCGCCGAATTGTTTAAGATATTCACGATGGTTCTAGCTGTGCCTTCAGGGTCGATTGCTCCATTGACCGTTAGGTTGATTGTCGAGCCACCACCCATCGCGCTATTAGGAATGATCCTGCCTGAGCTTGAAGGCGTAAATAGTTCTGGGCCTTTCTCGCCTACGAGATAAGTTGTACCGGCCATGACTGGGCCACCAGCGGCTCTACCACCGCCGAATACTCCACCAATAGCACCGCCGATCTTTGAGCCTAAATTGATGAGTGTCTGGAATCCTCGGATGAGGGCTCCGACTGCATCCAGAACTACTCCGATAGCAATACCAATTCCTTGAATAGCGAGCTTAAATACTCCGCCTAGGAATGGAGCGACGTACTTACCGAGGAACTCGAATAGGGCTTGAAACTCCTCTTTGTTATCTTCTACTGCGCTCTTGATGTTCTTGAATGCTGACTGGATACCTTGGAAGACTGGGATGAAGATTGACTTGGCTACTGTGATGAAGTTGGTAAGCGCGTTGCCTATTCCTTCTTTGCCACCGATTGAATCGATAAACTTCTGGACGCCCGGTACTACCTTCTGGACGATAAAATCAACCATGGGAGTAATGGCATCGAGAATGAATGAACCGACTGTCTCTTTACCTTCATCGAAGGCGATCTTGAGACGGCCCATCTTGCCTTGGAATGTATCGGCTTGCTTTGAGGCTTGCCCCTCGAATGTCTGTGCGAGTTTGGCAGTAATCTCATCCATGCTCATCGTCGCTAGTTCAGCCTTGGATAGACCAATACCTAAACGTCCTAGTGATGCAGTATTGCCCTCAGCTGCGCGAGCCATAGCATTAGTGACGGCTTCGAGTGACTTACCACTACCAGCCGCGACATCGATTGCGATAGTCTGTAACTTCTGGGCTTCCTCAACTGATTTAACACTTTTAACTAGACGATCTAAACTCGGACGAAGTTCATCGTCTGTGACGCCCTTAGCCAGAGAAGTCTTAAGGATGTAATCCTCTGTTGCGCTTATCTGAGCTTCTGTTGCCCCTGTAACGTTCTTTAAGGATGTTGCTAGGCGTATCTGTGCAGCTTCATCCTCGATCGCGGCCTTGACTCCATCGATGGCTAACTTGCCAGCGTAAGCGGCGGCAGCGGCTCCGGCAGCTGCAAAGGCCAGCCCTGCCTTCTTGCCAAAATTAGTAACTTTGCTACCAAATGAAGTGACTTCTCCGTCGGCCTTGTTTAAGTTCTTTGTAAAGTTATCAACGTCCGCAAGGAGTTTAAGGGTTAAGGCTCTTGATGCCGAGGCCATTATGTCCACTCCTTTAGAATCTTATCGAATGAGGCAGTCCACTTTGCAACTATCTCAGGTTGAATCCTGCGTAATGTTGGGTAAATAAACCAGCCCTTCGATCCTCGACCTTCACGGCCTGACCAGACTGGGAACTGCTTAAACTTGTTTGAACCAAATTCAGAACCGCCCCAGATATCCTTAGTGGTTGCTCCACCCGAGAATTTCTGAGAAGCAAACCCATAAGTGATCTCACCAATACGGCTTGACTTCTTAACACGGGCTCCACTTGCGATGCGCCCAGCTACTGCTCGGCTTGGCCTTGAGTTAGCCGTTTGGATAATCTCTGATCGAGCGAAGTCCGCCAGCGCTCCCGACTGGCGTTTCGCTTCATCTTTTGCTTCATCCGTCATACCTTTAAGCGCCTTGAATACTTTGCGGAGTTCAGCCTGGTCTAGTGCCACTAGTTCACTTGCCACGGTTGCGCTCCTCTAATAGTTCAATAGCGGTCAAGATATCCTCACCTGTTCGCCAGTAATCCATAGGGATCTGAGTAGCGATTGCCAGTTCTACTAAGAGTCGGCTTACGCTTCCTCTTGGATGACTTTTGGGCTCTCATCACCGACTTCAACATCAGCGACTGATTCCATCCATACATCCAACGGCTTAGTTGGTTTGCCCCCGGCATCTCTTTTCATAGCGCTATGAGCTACATAAAGGATGTCCCACATTCCGCCGAACTGAGATATAACCTTTTTAGTGGTCATTTCCCATTTAGCGTAATCTGGAGGACGCACCTGGTAAGTGGTTTCCGTTCCGTCAATATATTTAATTGTTATGTTCTGTTGCATTGTTTGCTCCCGTTTCTAGTTTTTAGCTGAAGGTTTCTGCTACTGCGCCCTTTGATACCTTAAATGTAAAGTCTACAGTCTGAGCATCTGTTCCAGCGCCTCCTGCTGTAGGAAATTCTGGCATGATTGGAAATACGAACTGAGCGCCTGTGGCCGCAGTTAGTGTAACGCTGATGTCTGTGTCTGGAGCGGTCTCTGCTGCTGTCCAGAGTGCCTCACATACTGAGTTAGCCTTACCCCAGTCAGCGAGCATTGATAGTGCAAAAGTACCCTCGATGTTGGTGGTCTTGTAAGCCTCACCGTCGAGTGTTTGGTAGGTCTCGCGAAGGTTAGTCTTTGTTAGAACTGCTGATGTTGCTTGTGCTTCGATATCTGTTCCACCTGTGAAAGATAGAGAAATATCGCGCCCTGTAATTACGACGGTTGCCATATTATTGTCCTTTAGTTTGTTTGTGTGTAGTAGGTGGATACTCTGATATCGGCAACCAAGCAATTGGATGGGCCGACTTGAGTTACCGTTGGTTTTTCAACCGATCCGATTGTGTACCCGACTGGGATAACTTTCAGAACGCTCATTACTAGTTGCTCGAGATTATCGAGTGACGCTGGGTTAGAGTTGTAAGCAACTGCAACCGAAATAACAAGATTGATCTTTGTGTGAAGTGTGGTCTTATTGATTGTCTCTAATTCGAGATAAGGTGAATCTGGGACGGTGACTACGAAAGGAACCATAGGAGCCTCTGGGACGTACGCGTACACGTTGCCTGCTACGTTGGCAAAGGCTGTAGCTAGTGGCTGGCGAACTGTGTCTAAGATTGTGTTAGGCATTATTGCACCATGGAATCGGTGTCGATGTAAGCACCTAGAAGCCCCGATACTCTGTTGAAAAGACTACGGCCTAAACGATAAGGCGAAACCTGAGTAAAGTCTACGCCTTCGATCTGCCCACCTGGAGCGATGCGAGATTGGAAGACTTCTACAGATACTGCCAAAACTGCTGACTCTACTGCTGGAACCCCTACATAAGTAGAAGCACCGGACAATGTGGCCAGCCCTGAAGGAATGACCTTGCGCTCTGTGATATCTGCGTTTGTAATTGATACTGTAAAGAAACCATTGAAATCTCTGTAAACTCCATCGACGAATATGCGAGAGTTTGAATTGACGATAAAAGTGTCTACGTCATAGTTGCTAGATTCTAGGATGGTAAAAGTTCCGTTAAAAGGGGAGCCGCATCCGGTGATGACTACGCTCTGACCCTCTGCAAAGTTGTTCTCGCCTAACACTTGATAGGTGGCGATATTGTCTTCTAGTTCTACTGCTGAAATTGGTGATGCGTACTTAACTAGCATAGGCAAGATTACGGCCTCAGCTGTATCAATTACATCTGTTAAATAAGCGTCACTATAAAGGGATGTAGAAACGCCAAGGATCGACCTTAGTTCTGCTACGGTGGCGATAGTTGCCATCTCTACATCCTCTCTAGTAAACGACTGGGGGAGCGATCGGGAGCAACCGCCCCCCCATGATTAGTTTGTGACTACGCGACCATGTAACGGTACGCCGCAGCGCCCAGTTTCGTGGCCACCGCTCCATAACCGTAATAACCGACCTGAACCTGACCTGTTGAGATGAGGTTTGTCTGTAGTGATAGACGTGGTGACTCGTACCATGTATAACCCTCTGGGTTAATGATGATCATAGAGTTATCGCCTGTACCTGAAAGGTTGCGAGCGACGCGGAGGTTAAGTCCGAGTAGGTTTCCGCGAACTGCTGTCGCTGTGAGTGATCCGCCAGCATTCTGTGGATTGATTGTCTGTGTGAAGATTGGACGGTTTGAAGAATCGACCAAGCCCATAAGGACGCCCCATTGATCTGGCGATACTGCGATGTTCTGCGCAAAGCCAAGAGTGTTTGAGTAGATAGATACTGCTGCATCCGCTACGAAATCAGCCGCTAGAGCGCCTGTGGTTAATGTGCGGTTTCCGCCATCTGTTCCACCTGCGATGAGTGCTGAACCGACTGCTGCATCTGTAGCCTTTGCGTATGCGTATTCCATTTGGCGTACGAGTTCTGCAAAGAAAGCAGGTGATGAGCGATCTAGAAGCTCAAGTGAGAATGTCTGCTGGCCGATGTACTTCTTAACATCGACTGATACGAAAGCAGCGTTCTGGTCTGTCTCTGATGGTGTTCCGCCTTCAGATGCTACTGCAACTGTTGGAGCAACTGTGATTTTAGGAATTTCAAAAGTCATTCCTGCATCTGGAAGAGTTCCAGAAGAGATTGAATCGACCAATGGACGATCTGCGTTTGAGATGCCATTGATAACTTCTGTTAGCTGACGTGTTGGTACTAGACCAGCGTTGTCTGTTGTGTCTGCTGCTGCTGCAACGTACATCTTTGATGTCTCGTTACCAAGTGAA